TTTATTAAATGCGTAGCGTCTACCCCTACGGATCTATTTTCGAATTGCTGGACAGCCTTAATAGGATCTACCGAAGCCCAAACGCTATTTACAGTGGTCCATGTTTCAACGTGCTCATTTTCGCTGTCCAAGGCTTCCTCTTTAGCCTGGATAGATACCCGGTGCCTGAGAACAGAGGTTAATGATTTTTTATTCTGCCTGTCCATCATAAGTGCACCCGATCAGGTCTTAACATGTTAAAGAACTCAGCGGGCGGTTTTTCCGCGTCCCGGTTATCGTACCTGTGGGTACAGTAAAGCATGATAGCCTCTTTAACCGTTTGCGGTACGTCGCTTGCAGAATCACCATAACCCGCCGTATAGCGTATTTTTACGGCATTCATCGCCCGCAGCGTTACTGACGGGTACAGAATACCGTGAGAAAGCGTTATCCGGGCCGGTTCGCTGTCTGTGTCAATTAACAAGTTATCCAGAGAAAAGACCGTTTCCGTATTCTGATAGTCATAGTACTTAAAACTTGTAACTTCCTGAACAGGCGATCTTGGCAGACAGATCGGCAACCGGGGGAAATAATCAAAACTTAACTCCCGGACCTGAGTGATATACGCCCGGTGCTGGAAGTCCTCTGCCTGTATGCGCGCGGAAACTATCCACAACTGCAGCAGTGCTTCCTCGAAATCATCATCGATGCGAGTGTGAAGCTTTACCTCATCAACCGTGACGGGTTCCGATGCTGGGGGAGTTACAAGAGTTAAGTTCATTTTCTGCCTTAAAAAGAGGGCGCGAAGCCCTCTTAACTATTATCAGTTACGGTTACGGTTACGGTTTTGCTGTAAAAAGGATACAACATGATAGCCCCTGCGGTAGCGTGTTTAGCTGTCACCACACCGACTTTCTGGATTATATCCCCGCCAGTAGCAGGAGCCGTAAGAGACCAGCTTCCAGCGGTCGCATCGCTCAAATAAACAGGATCGCCAACAGCATTTGCCGATGAGGTATCTATCCCGGATACAAGCTTCTGCCCTACGGCATAACCGAGTGCGTCCTTTAAAACATCTGCATCGCAAACAAACTCCGCGCATTTTGCCGGGTCCGTAGCATCCGCATCCGCTTTACTCATCACCGGGCGGTTGTTTGTTGCATCCCATCCGGATATGTAGATAAGCTCACCGGCAGTCAAATTTGCCGCGGCGCTAAAAGCGACCCTGGGATTGACAGGACCAGAAATAATGCTGTTATCAGCGTCAATCTTCAGGATATCGTTGCCGTCCAGATCTGAAAAGACGATGCTTCCGTCAACCCATCTTGATCTAACTTTCACAACCATATAATAACCTCCGTAGTAAGCGCGCTAAGGCGCTTACTTTTAACTTGGTGTAGGGATGTAGGCCACGTCTTCAATGATCATGGTAGTAACCAGGTTGCCGGCATTCGACGCTGCGTAGTGTAAGCCTACAAATTTTCCTTCCGGAACAGTTGCGGGATCGACACAGAAATCGACGATATAGTCACCGGTCGACTCGTCAATAGTTAAGGCTTTTGCTGCGGTCTGCCGTACACCGTCTTTGTAGATGTCTACATCGACAGGAAAAGCAGTTGCACTAGTCCCTGTGGCATCATCAGCATATTTCAGAGACAGCACCAAATCAGTGGAATGGCCCATTGTGACAATAGCTCGGAGGTTGATAGCCTTTACACCCCCGGACGGTTCGGCATAAGCTTCCGCAGCATCTGCGGTAGTCTGCGGGGCTAAGAGCACCCGCGTTCTGTACTTCATTGGTATAACATTGAACATTCTTTTAACCTCTTTCAAACAATGTCAAAAATTCAGTTATCCTCTTGCAGCCAGGGTAACGATAGACGAGCGGTCGTTAGAGCTGTTCTTAATTGTGAGTTTCTTGTTCCTTTTCGGAAGTCCGTTTGCCCGGAAAATGAACCGGAAACAATTCTCCGCAGTCAGGAACTGTACGTGAATGGAAACATCTTTCTGAACTCCGCCCTTATAAATCATCATGTAATCAGAAAGATCGACAAAAAGCAAATCCCCCTGCGAACCGACAGCGGAGCAATGGTCCGATTCGAGAATAGGTTTTCCACGCAGCGTATCGATTGAACCGGCAGCAGCGGCAGGCAGATAAACGGGAACACCACCAGTACCGACAGGAAATTCCAGAAAGTCAAACTGCTCGCGCACGTCCGGGTGGCAAAGCCATACGCATTTAGACTTATCAAGAACCCGGTTATACATTTTACTGAGGTTAGCCCAGACAACGGTACCTGCAGCCTGATTGCTTTCCTTTGCAATAGTGATAAGAGAACCGGCCTTGAGTAAGCCCAGAGGTTTACCGACACCGTTACCGGCGATTATTGCGCCTGCAAGGGACCGCCTGATTGCAGTGCTGAAAGCTTTTGTATAAAGCTGATCGATGAAGTTCGAATCTGCATTCAGCTCTTCAGTTGCGTAAGCGATACCCATCAGCTTTTGAAGCTTCAGTTCTTTTTCCATGAGCTTAGGTTTGGAAGCTCCCACTGTCCCGGCTTCTTCCGCCCAGTAAACCTGAACGCCACCAAAAACAGTTGTAGAAATATCTGATTCATCCACTTCGAGATATTGGACACGGTCAGAATTCTGGGAAACTGAGTAGCTGTCAACCCGGCTAAGTATGGGGTCCTCTTTGACTGAGGTGTCCATTATAGCGCCTGCAAAGTCCGCCTGAACACCAAAGGCACCATCCTGCCCGGAGCCTTCATTCATACCCAGTGCGGTATTAAGTTCAACAAGACGGTTGTCCACAACGCCACTGTTAGCCGCAGTCTTTACAGCGATCAGCTGTTCAGTAAAGTTTTTAAACAACTTTACAGGTTTGTCATCGTTCTTGACGACAATGTGCGGAGTTCCGGCGGGTGCGTTAATGAAGGTTTCATTGTTCTGAAACTGCTTTTCCGCCTCGAGCTGTTCCTTTGTGGCATTTATTTTTGCCTGCAGATCGTTCCAGAGTGTTCGCTCCTCGGCAGTGAACACCCGACCTTCGGTTTTAGCTTTATCAAGTAAAGCTTTCTGCTGATTAAGCAGCTTTTTCAGTTCCTCATTCATACTTTCACCCTTTCAATTCAGGTTATGTTCATATTCGCGTTCGAAAATCTCGATATCATTTAACGGTTCGGGTTCGGGCGGTTCCGGTTTTTCCTGCACAAACAAATTTTTAAACTTATCAACAGGAAAGTCTTTATAGCTTTTAAGGTTAAAGGTTTGCCCGTTTACGATTACATTGTCGCCGTCAATAGAGGCTTTGATCTTTTTACTTTCGTCCAAAGCGTCAGCAAAGCCCAGGTTTACAGCTTCCTCACCGGTCATATAGGCATCTTTCACCATAACTTCACGAATTTTATCTGCGGTTAAACCGGTTTTCGCTGCGTACGCCTCTACAATAGGCACTTCTACTTTATCCAGGTCATCAGCGATGCTGCGGAAAGTATCTGCGTTGCCGGTAACCCATCCGTTAATTAGGGGTTTGTGGACCAGCATCATAGCAGTTTTAGGAATAACTATCTTATCACAAGCCATTGCAATTACAGAGGATATTGATGCTGCTATGCCATCCACATAACACGTTTTATTTGCTACATGCCTTTTTAACATGTGATAAATGGATAAACCTGCGAAAACATTACCCCCAGGCGAGTTTATAAAGAGCTTCAGGGTTTTTGCGTTCTGAATTTCCAGCATTTTGTCCCTGAACTCAATCGGTGTTACCTCCGGGTCAGTTTCATCCCATTTATAATCGACAATAGCCCCGTAGATGTAAATTTCCGCAGTTTCGCCGTTGTCTTTATTTACAAAATTAAACCACTTGCTCATTTTTTACCTGTTTCGATAAGTTTATAAATGCTATCGACTATGTTTTTATATTGATCCTCGACAGCCTGCGTTCCTGCTTCGATCATATTCAGCGGCTGCAAGTAGATATCTCCAGAGGGGCCTATACTGTTCATGTTCAGCATCCTACGGATATCATTAACAGATAGCCAGCCCCATTGGCGGCCGATTGCGAACGCTTCGGCCATGCTTTTAGCATCGCCACGGAGCAATCCTGCCATATTATATTCGAAGTAATATCCTGCTTTACGTTGTTCTTTTGTTAGCAGCCACGTATTTATACCGCTTTCAAACCGCTTATAATGCGGAAGCATAGTATACATCACAAATTCAAGAGATTGATGCTCTATGTTGTTATTTGTCGATCTGGATAACTCATTGACGAGGTGCA